CGACCCCAAGACAGTCCGGGTTCGGAGCGGCCGGTTGCCCGCCAAGAACTTCCGCGCCATCGCGATCAGCGCACGGCGTACATGTGTTTTGATCCATCACTGCTGAATAGTATACACGTTTTACCATGTTTTTGTCAATCAGCTCTTGTGCTTCGGCATCGCGACCGTTCACAAACCCCATCGCGCTGACCGACGCGGCCAACGAATCAGGTATTGAACCAGCGCTCCGGGTAATGTATGACGCGATCAAATCCGCCGCCGCCGCACCAACTATTCCGGCAAGGACTGCCTGCCGCGCCCCTTGTTTCGCCGCAGTTTCGGTGGCCGCCACCAGTTTGTCGATCTCATCAGATCCATAATCCTGGAGCGCCGCCTCCATCGTGGCCGCACGTTTTGTTCTTTCCTGTTTGCTCGCCGCAAGTTTTGCCGTAATGCCCTGCGCCGCCGCCTCTGATTTGACCGCATCACGCCCGGCCGCGAATAATTTTGACAGGGTAGCCGTAACCTGTTCGCGGATTTGCGCCGTCTGGGTGGGATTAAAACGCAACCCATTTATCCCGTCAATATCACCCTCGGCAATCCTGGGAGCCAGAAATTTTACCGCGGTGGCAGTCAATCGTCGCTGTAGATCGAGCAAATCGCGTGCCAGGTCGTCACGCCCTCCGTCCATAACCGAGGCCATCGCCACAAAATCGCAATGTTGCTCGATCGCCGTTAGTTCCCGCACCACTTTATGCGCCAATTTATGCGCGCCTGCGGCCAACGATTCGATAACCCTTTTTTGCGCCTCTGAAAACGTCACGCCGACCTTCGATATCGCGCTCAGACCGAGGGGATCGGCAGCCAATTGCGTTGGTGCCGCCTGACCCGACGGGGCCGCAGGCGCGCTGGTGGATGTTTTGACTCGTCGCCGCAAACCAATAGCCTCGCGTACCGCCGTTCGATCCTCGCTATCGAGCTCCAGGACACCCAGCGGTGCCAGCACAGCCAATGCCGCCGACAATTTTTCGCCATCCGGACGGTTGATCCCAGACACGCTCAAAATGGGATAATCGGACACATCCGACCAGTTGTAGTCGATCAACCGTTTTATCCGTTGCTGCGAAATCACTGCGGCAATATCAGACGCCAACTGATTGACGTAATCATAAAACAATTCCACGTGCTCCGATACCAGGGCGAACGAGCCAGACTTGTCGTGGGAGCCAAAATCGATGAACTGCGAGAGCAGCGCCTTGCTCATCAGCTGGTCGTAGTACGCCATTTTGGGCGTTGCATCATAGACGCCCGCCGGAGGCTGGAGGAACGAGATTGACCTGATCCCATCGTCGGCAGATCTGACGACAACCGAGCTGGCACCAGACCGAATTGCCTTACCGAGTTCGAGCGCTTGGTCTTTTTGTGGTTTTGTGGCTCCAGACGACATTTCGATTACCGGCGATGCCACAGCATAACGCTCGCCGCTGATCCCCTCCAGCCGCATGTACTGCTGTTTAAGCATCCACGCGCCATAGCACGGGCGAAACAACGAAATGCCCTCAAAATTGTCGCCTTCTGGCTCATTCGTATATGCCACCAGCCGCCCTACAGGGATATATCCGCTGCCATGGTAGCTTGTTTGCCTGATCGCTACGAGTTCGCCGGTCTGCTGGCTGGTCTCGTATTGCGAAATTGTCCACGGTTGGCGCGGGAGCAGCGCGGTTTCCGTGTACCGGCCGCCGGAATCCATCCCGATAACCTGCTCGAACCAATAAGAGCCATAGAGCAGATATTGGCACAACGTCGTCAGATGATCATGCAGACCGTCCAGGATAATCGGCCGCACCCAGTCCGCCTGCTCCTGCGACCCGCCTATTATCGCGTAGTCACCGCCGCAAATAGCCGATCTGATCAGAGCGTAAAGACCCGCCAACTGTGGATCGGTTCGCCGCATTTCCGAATAAATGCGGAACCCCTCCAGGCCATGTAGTTTTGTGTTTTTTTCCGCGCCGAGTACAACCGAACCAGCCGCGTAATAGCCGCTAATCCCGGTAGTTTCGTCAGGAGTCACGCCAACTGGCAATATATTTTTTTTAGCCACGTTTCACATTATAGCATACCGGTCAAAATTGCGCAACTGGGATCGACACATCAATCAACGCCTCAGTTGTGCCAGCCAATGCAACCTGTCTCGGGCCAACGGCCCAACTGTACACTACCGCGTCGGACAAATCAGGAGACCGACCGAGCCTTTTCTTTATGTGCTCCTTTTGTTCGACTGCAATTTTATCGCCTACTACCTCGTAGCGTGCGGCGCACAAATCAGCTCTCAATTCAGAGCCACTCGGTAGCGCAATTTGGTAATCATCCAGCGCCTCGCGAAATTGCCAGTACCACTGCGACCGCTGGTTGCGGTAGCGCAGCTTCCCCGATTTGTCGGTTTCTGTGCTCGTTTTGCCGCCAGATAGCGGTACCGCATTCAGCCCACGGATCCGCATTGCGTCCAATACCGCCGCCCCTACGCCGATAACGTCAAACCCAATAGGCGGCAGATAATCCCCGTCCATGTGACGGATCGTTAGCTCGGCAACCGCATCGCCGGTTGGCGTTTCGCTGCCTGGATACGGGTAGATTTCAATTGCAAGACCGCGCCGGACAGCGATTACCGTTTTGTCGCCGCCGCCCCGCGCAACATCAACGCCAACCGAACTGATCGGCTGTCTAACCACCGGCGGAACGCGGTCAAACGCTCTATCAACCGCTGCTGTGGTGATAACCTGCCATGGGTTATCGGTGGCTGGAGCAGCGAAACTGCCATCAAGCAGCGCCCGCCTGATTGTAGGATCGAGCGATTGGAGGACAGACTCATAGCCTGTACCCGCCAAGTATGGATTATCCCCGACACGCGAGGGGATGAATGACCGCGACCGCGCTCGCACCGCCCGCGATTCGCCGTCGATAACACTGCGATATTCGCCTGCCGCCGGGACCACAACAGTCCCATTATCGCTGGGGATGTACCAACGCAGCTCCCCAGGTGCCGCGGGATGTGGACAATCTGGATCCAGCCACGGAGCCCAGTACTGAACAACCCAGCGCCCGTCATATCCGACCGGCGGGTTTCCCGCGCAAACAATTCTGCACCTCTGCCCAACCGTCGTTGATCTATTCCACGCAATCAGGTATCGGTACTGCGCCTCGGTAAAATGGGTGATCTCGTCAAATGCCACCAGGTCATGGGGACGCCCCTGATAACGCCCAACGTCCTCCTCATACTGGACAGCGCCGAGCTCTATAATCCGACCGTCAGATGTCGTCAGCGTTTGCGCCTGCCAATTTGTCGTGGCCGTTCCGTCGGTCAATTCGACCAGTCGCCGCCGTATCCCGGCCAGTTGCGGGTACTCCCTCCTGTATATAATACTACATCGGTGACGAGTCAAAGCCAGACCGAGAAGAGTATCGGTTTTCCCGCCGCCCGCCGCGCCGCCATACAGCAGCTCATCAGCATCAGACTCGATAGCCGCCCGCTGTGGCCGATTATCCGGATGCGGTGTCCATACGCTTTGCGCCCGCGATCGAGCGCGGTACGCAAGCGCAGCCCGCCTGATCTCTGACCACTGCGCGTCAGTTAGCTGCCGTGCCAGATCCATCGTTGCCAGATCCATCGTCGAGCGCCGGGATGTCAGACCCCAGGTATTTTACCCTTTCGCCAGCGCAGATTGCATCCAATTGACTAATCGAAATTGAGCTAAAATCAATCGTGATTTTCGTCGTATCGCCCCACGTTTCCCGGTCAAACGCCGTCGCCAATTTTAGCGCTACCTGCCAATTGGTTTCGGCATGTTGGATCAAAATTGTCACCCAGCGCCGATTGCCAAGCGCCCGCGCGCGCGCCATGTCAGCGGCAAAATCGGGATATAATCGCTCCCAACGTTCGACCATAACCGCATTGATCCCCGCTTCCTGCGCCGCCATCCGCAACGGTAATCCTTCAGCCGTTATCGTCAGCACGGTTTTTTGAGCATCAGTGTAGTTGCTGGTCACGGCAAACCCTGTCGGAGATTTCACAGCCGACACTTCCGGCACTTCCTCCCTGCGTTTTGTTTTCGGTTGCCTCAAAATGGCACCGATTCCACGCTATCAGGTTCCGGGAGGTCGTAACCGACAGCCTGTAACTGCGCCACCGCGTCGCGCCACCCTTGCGCAACTAAAACAATATCGCCCCTGGCCCGCAAAATCCCATGGATCCGTTTCTGGCTGTCCGATAGCACCCCCCCGCGCTGGCGTTTCAGCTCCACCCAGCACGGATGACCGCCAGGTGGGAGCGATAATAGGTGCAGGTCTGGCATTCCCCGCAACGTTCCCAGCGATTTCATCAACGACGCCGCACGGATTGACCTATAGCCGCCGTTCGGGATGTGCGCCGCCTCAATCCCGTTGTTTCGCAGATACGTCACCAGCGCGATCTGCTCGGCCGATTCTAACGGCACGTCATACATACACACATTATACCACAGCACACAACGCTTCAAATTTCACAACCCCACCCCAGCATATTACCATAACGCCAACAACTGACCACAATAAATGATTTTTGACGCAGCCCGACCTCACAGCAGGGCAGTCGCTGCATAATATCACGCCAGCCGTCATCACCATATAGGCAGCCTATAATTCGTCCACCGTGGGGCCCTAAAACGATGCCACCGAAAAAGCCGAGAGACAATCCAGCCGGTTTTACCCACCAGGTGCTTCGACGTAATATATTTTATGGTAATGGATATATTTTATGGTAATATGCTCCACATGCTTCGACTTTCCGTAAACCTTTTATATATTTTAACCCACAATACACTATAGCACAATACAACACACTATGTCTATTTTATTTAACTCATTAACTTATTGAAGCATGTGGAGCATTAAGGAATAATACTATAATAGGATCAGGGGTTTATTTTGAATGCTCCACCGTGCTTCAGTGTGCTCTGTCTAAAAATTAGGCATATAATTAGGTATACTAATTTGTGTTTTGTGCTCCGACTTGTATACCTAATGCTCCACTGTGCTCCACTTGTGCTCCACTTTTTTGTGGTGGAGCATTGTTTTATGCACAGGTTATGCACAGCCCAACGTTGGACATAGGTGTTGGTAATGTCCACGGATGTCCACGGATGTCCAGTCGAGGGAAATGGACAGTTTGGGCGGGTAAGTAACCCCCACTTGATCCCTGCTTGATCCAATTTGACCACCACATGATCCCACTTGACACGCGCCAAACTATGTGATATACTGTCCTCCACTGTGCCATATTGTACCAACCCCAAACAACAGGAACTATCGGATGACACACACACTATTGGATGCCTACCAGGCACCAGACCAGACGCCAGACCAGACGCCCGAACCGCTGCAACTTTACACGATAAACGAGGTGGCACGGATCCTGAAATCCACTCGAGGCCGCGTCTATCGGCTGATGCGTGAGGGCCAATTACCCTATAGCCAGATGTCGCCCTCCAGCAGACGCCGCGTGTCGAATGCTGACATTGCCGCGTTGATAAGACGCACGCGGGTAACATGTGACCAGCAGCCAGGTAGAGTAACGGAGGACGCCGGGGCAAATAAATGACCGCCGGTTGTGTCGCCCCAGACAGCAGCCCCGAGATGCCATACGCAATTGAGGTCGAGCCAGAGCCAGCCGATCTATCGCAGATCAGAGCTGACGACCCGGAGTTGATACGGTACGGCGCCGATCAGGACGGTCACACATCGACCATCGCCGCGCTAACACGCGATTTCGCGTACACCACCGCCCACGGCTGGTACCAGTGGACCGGCACAATCTGGCTCAATGCGGGGGGAGAGTCGGCCGCTTATGCCGCCGTGCTCCATGTCATTAAATTGAGACGAGAGGCTGGCGGGATCCATAAAATCGACATTTTAGCCAATCTCCGGATAACCGATTCGCTGATCAAATCGGTACTATCCATGTGGTCACACCGTGTGATCCGGGACCTGTCAGAGTTTGACGCTCACCCCAACCTGCTGACGGCAATCAATGGGATCATCGACCTGCGGACCGGACAGTTGCTGTCCCACCAGCGAGACTATATGTTGACGCGGTGCATCTCGGTGGCCTACAAGCCCCAAACAGCATGCTATCTGGACTGGAGCATGTTTTTCGGCCGCACAGTAGGCGCTGACCAGGAGGCCTGGCTGAAATTGTGCGCTGGGTATTCCGTTACCGGGGAGATTTGCGAGGAGGCGATGTTTTATATTTACGGCCCCACCAGGGCGGGGAAAGGGGTTTTCACCGAGGCACTGCGCGCGCTCCTTCCCGCGCCGCTATGTGTGGAGGCTGATTTTGTGTCATTCACGCGGGACCGATCAAATGACGCAAACAATTTTGACCTGGCGCAATTGAGCGCCGCGCGGCTGGTTATTGCGTCAGAATCGGAACGCGGCGACCGGCTGAACGCCTCGAAAATAAAACAAATGACCGGCGGCAATGCGGTGCGCTGCTGCTACAAATATGGCGACCATTTTGAATATCAGCCCCGTTTCAAAGTTTGGCTCGTGTCCAATCATCCCGTAAACGCGGCCGCTGATGATGACGCGGTATGGGGACGGGTGCGCGTGCTGTCGTTCCCCAATTCATTTGCCGGTCATGAGGACACCGAGCTGAAAACCAAAATGCACGACACGGAACACTTGGAGGGGCTCCTGCTCTGGCTCGTTGAGGGAGCGCGCGCTTGGTATAAATTGCACCGCTCGGGGCAACGCCTCACAGAGCCTGACGATCGCGCCGCCGACAAATTATCCATGCGATATGACGCGGACACTGTGCGTCAGTGGTTGGATGAGGCGACGGAGTCACTGAGTGGATACAGCGCGGCAGTTGCTGATTTGTATAGCTCCTACGCTGATTATTGCCGCCAATCCGGCTACCGGCCGATGGGCAAATCGCGATTGTCGGCCGATCTGATCCGGCGCGGCTATAAACGCGCCCGCACTGGCAGCGCACACCTGATCGACGGCATCAGGTTGTGCCATTTGGTGGCGGTAGCGCCGACAACGCGCAATCGATACGGCGACGAGCTGTAAATGTCGAGCTCTAAAATGCTGAACAAAATACTACAGGGCGATTGCATGGATTTGCTCCCGCTCATCCCCGATCATTCCGTCGATATGATACTGTGCGATTTGCCCTATGGCATAACAGGCTGCGCATGGGATAAAATCCTGCCACTGGACGCGCTATGGGATCAGTACAAACGTGTGATTACTGACCATGGCGCGATCGTTTTAACGGCGAACCAACCGTTTACGTCCAGACTGATACTGAGCAATCCCAAAATGTATAGATATTGCTGGTACTGGCGCAAAAACATCGCCGTTGGGCATCTCAATGCGAAACTCCAGCCAATGCGCGTTATCGAGGATGTTCTCATATTTTCGCGCTTGGCCCCACGCTATTATCCGCATGGCATATATGCAGTCGACCACCCAAGATGTCACCGCCCAAGACGTTCGGAACATTATGGGGCGCACGATAAATCTACCGAGCGAACAGTTTGTAATTATCCCAAAAATTGTTTAGAGTTTCCCCATGATAAGAACCGCATACATCCCACCCAAAAACCCATAGCACTGTGGGAGTATCTGATTTGCACC